TCAGCATTGGAAGGCGCACTCAACTTGCTTCACGGAAATGGCGCAAAGTTATTGGTAATTGTTTCGGACGGAGAATACACTTCAGATGAAACAAGAAATGCCAAAGAGATTGTTGCCAAATGTAAAGAAGCAGGTGTCGCAATTTTATGGCTACCTTTTGATAATGGCAGAAGTGCGAAAGCGATTGGTGGAGATTATGCCGAAGTTGTTTTGGACATAAGCCGACCTGCGGAAGCCTCTGAAATTATTGGTCGTTCAGCAGAAAAAGTAATGACGAGAATTGGGCAACGAGTGGCGTAAGTCGTTCTTGCTCAAAAAGAACTCTCGGTTCGGGTGCGTCCTTCCAACGCATTTCCCACCAAGAACCGAACCGAGAGCCTATGTAGGTGAAGCCCCACCCCCTTTTCGGGGCTTCACTTACTCAACCAAAAAGTAAAAAGGGGAGAGACAAAATGACATACGAAATTAAATACAACGCTATTGACCCTGACCCAGCGCAACAAGACGCAATCTTTTATACGGGCATGGGTTTAATTGCTACTGTGATTTGGGAAGGTTTCCATGTTGATGTTTATTGCGACGGAGAAACGAGAGTAAATCTTTTAGACGCACCACAAGGGCAAGTTGTTTCTAGTCTCTACAATCCTTCAGATTTTATTGAAGCAGGGCTGAATACAGATGACGCCTTGCGAGTGGCTAACGACCAAGAACTTCTTGATTGGGTAAATAACTCTTGGTTTGATTTGTATTGCGAAGGCGAACACCTTGATGCGGTATCTCACGAACTCAATGAAGCCCTAGCCATAGCGACTAACTATGTGAAGCAAGAGTGGCAAAACGCTGAAGAACTTGACAAAGCCTTCTAAATATGATTTACTAAGCAAAGACTAGGAAAGGGGAAAAAGTAAAATGCATACTTGTCATCTACTGCTGATTGAAGCAGAGGACGCAGAAGAAGCAAAGGCAAAGGTTCAATCAGCGATTGAGCCTGAGGAAGGAAACTATCCGACTTGGTCTGATTGGCACGGCGGATTTGATGAAGGACTTGCTGGACGCTGGTCAGGTTTGTTTGAGGGCTGGGAAGAAAACAGAGATGTTCTTCAATACACCGAGAACAAGGTTCTTGCTGACGACATCATCAAACAATTTGTTGGTTATCGTTTAGAAGAAATGAAAAGCCTTCTAAGTCAGATTGAAACTGCTGGGGACTTTGACTTCAATACTTATGTAAAAGCCTACGACCCATACAAGCAAGAGTTCAATGACGCAGGTATGAACCTTTGGCGGGCACAGAGCCTTGTAAAGATACTCAATAACGATTGGTGTCCTTACACATACATTTACGACATACAAGACTATACGGCGAACCTAGAGTATTTCAAGGCACGGCTGGAAACCGCACCTGAAAAACAATTCATTGTTCCTGTTGATTTTCACTACTAATAGAAACGGATAAAAAATGGAAACCTGCAAGCATTGTGGCTGGGAAGTAAAGCAAGATTTTGGCGTATGGATTGACGCTTGGGAACACCCTGTTTGTTTTTGGGTAGGAGATGAGCCACGCCAACACGAACCAATGAAAAAGTTTGCACACGCATAACGGATAAGGAAAAAGTAAAAATGAAAGTAAAAAATCTGATTGAACAATTACAGGCATACACACCTGACACGGAACTGATTGTTGCTTACTGGGATAAAGAAACAATAGAAGGCTACGCCTCCGGCTGGGGCGAACAAGATAGGTTCGTGCTTACGGACGACCAATGGTTTGATGTTGTTGATAAGTATGATGACGGAGAGTGGCATTGGCAATCCTCTGCTGCACAAGATTTTACTGACATGGCTAGAGATGTTGTTGCTAGTGAGTAAGACTTGGAAGGCTACCTTCGTATCCCACTTCGGAACTGAACTAGACGCTGACACCAAAAGAGAAGCAGAGACTAAAGCCCTTGCTTGGTTGCAGAACGAATACGGACACGACCTTGCTCGTGCCACAGAGTTTGATGTTGAAGTTGTTGAGGAGTAATCTCTGCAAAGGCAAAAAGTAAAAAATCACCAAAATCGCTAGTCACGGAAGGGAACTATGGACAACTTGGAGAAGTATGCAAATGCTATGACTTGGTGGAACTCAAAGACCCCTGAGCAGAAACTAAAGATTGTGGGAGTAGATACTTTGGACAAATGGGTTGAAGGGATAGTCCGAAAGGAGTATCTCGCCCCTGCCGAGAGTGTGGTCTAAATCACACAAGATTTATGCCCTTTTGATTTGACAAGCGTAAGCCTACTCGTGTAAAGTTTCTTTTGTTAGGTCAGATACCTAATGAACGACAAAATGACAAACGAAAGAGGGAATTGGGCTTATGCCTAGAACCGAAATCGCACAAGAGGTAGTAGTCAAAACTACTATCGCAGTAGCAACAAAGGAAGTAGCACTTGACGCTACAAACGCTGGCGAACTTATCGCAGAACTCAATGCGACAAAAGACGCAATCAAAACTGCTCAGGACAAGGCGAAAGCCCTTCAGGCAGACATTTATCCTCTACTTGGATACACACTCGTAAATGGTGAGTGGGTTGGCGAAGCAGAGGTTGGCACAATCGCTGGTAATGTTGTTGTGAAGGTCGCAACAATCAACGCAACAAAGTTTGAGAAGGATAGACTTCTCAGCGACAAGCCTGAACTCGCACCTGTGTTCGAGGCATACACAATCCCAGCCCCTTACAAGGCTATGAAAACAGGGAAGTAATTTCCAAAGGAAAAGCCCCTCACCTTCGGGTGGGGGGTTTTTTCATAACTTCAATAAGCAAAAAGTAAAAATCGAGATCCACCAAATGTTTCGAGGAAAACTACGAACAACTTGCGTAGAAAGGGAAAACCTGATAGGGTGTAACTATGAAAACAACAGACATGGCGCAGATGCAGGAACTTGTTGCTCGTATGTATCAAGAGAACAACGAGCCACTTCACCCTGACTTACTTCCTTTCTTTGAGGAAGAAGGAGTGTTAGGGGCGCAGTTGCGACACCCTTTGGTTTATCAAGTGCCGTTTTTCTCAAATGGAAACGCAAATGCTTTCTACGAGCAAAAGAAAAAAGGGATTGAAGAAGCACTCAAAGAGAAGAACTACAACAGGTTTATCTTTTTATACGAGCGTCCATACCGACTTCAAGCATTTATGTTGATTGCTGATTTGTTATCTGATACCGAGTATTGGTCTTTACTATCTTCAGTATGGATTGACACCGAAAACCAATGGCAACACCTGAAAGAGTGGAAGAAGTTGCTAGGGTCAAAGAGGTCAAATCGCCACTACATGATGAGCGAAGAAGAAGACAATGCAGTGCGCTCGCTTCCAGATGAGGTAATTGTTTATAGAGGTTGCCAAAAAGGATTGAACGAAAATGGTTTGTCGTGGAGTTTGGATAAATCTAAGGCAGAGTTTTTTGCTAATCGTTTTGGGAAGAAGGGAATTATTCTTGAAAAGAAGATTTCCAAGCAACAGATTATTGCGGTTCTAACTGGGCGTGGAGAGGCTGAAGTAATTTTCAGCGACACGACCAAGAAATGATTTGACAAAACTATCAGAGTATGATTTACTAAGAAGTGAAAGGGGGTTAGTCAAATGACTAACGAAGTTGTAAGTTTAGAGATTGACACAGAAGAAGGCGCATTTATTAATATGGGTTTGGCTCTGCTACTGGAGATGTTGAGTAGCGACATTGAAAGAGTGGCGAACCTAAAGAAAGACCACCACCTAGAAAAGTTGATGTTCCTTATGGATACAAAAATGGGCGTAGGTAATTTATGGCGTAAGGTTCTAGTTACCTGCGGTGCTGACCCTGAGGACATAGCAGAACACCTAAGAGAGCAGGAGTAATAATGGTAATCAGAGAAGTAGAGTTGGAATACACGCCAAACACTCTTGCTAAGTTGGTAAGAGATAACTACGGAAAAAATGCCGTTGAGTATTTGATTGGCAGACTAACTAGCGTCATAGACGAAAGACAACTAAAAGTTTTGATTGACTACGAGAAGGGTAAAAATGGACGAGATACTTCTCAGTAGAACTGTGATGTTTGTTGGCGATTACTTTACGCTAATGACTACCATAGTGTTAGACGAGAAACTACGCAACGAAGGCGAAGCAGATAATGATTTTGCGGTTCGTATTGCCTCTGTCTTTATGAACGAGTATTACGGATTTGATGTTGAGGCAGTCTCTAATGACATTGGTGTTGTTGATGAAAATGGAGACGAGGTAGAGGAAGATGTCTAACCTTGACTTTCTAGTATCTATTACTGAAGCCATTGAAACTGGCAAAGTAGATAATCAACTGGACACGATTGCTAAAGCAATTCAAGAGCGAAAAAACTTGTTGCGAACAGGAGTATCCATAGACGACTTCTCCATTGGAGATAGGGTCGTTATCAACGAACGCTGTGGCACAAAGTATTTGCGTGGTGAAGTAGCGACCATTGTTGGTATTCGGAGAACCAAGATAACAATTCAGTTTGATAATCCTTCGGGCAGATTTGTTCGCAAGAACTCAGACGGAACTATCTACTCCTCAGATGTGGTTGTGCCGATTGAGATTGTTGATAGGAAAAAGTAAAAAACCTAAAAGTATGTTAAAGTTATAACTCCTTAGGTAGTGGGAGTTATCCCCCTTTCACCCACTCCTGAGATGAGAGTGGCATACCCTTCCACTCCGCTAACCTCTTTCTCCCTGTCTGAGACTGGGGTTAGTGTCTAGAACTACTTGACTTCTGTGCGGTTTATGTTATGTTATAAAATCTAAAATCACTTCTTACAGACCCCATTACTATTTTGTGTATGGAAATTGTCTCTAAGGATTATCACCCAAATGGTTCGGCTGCACCTTTTATGATTGCGATTGTTGATGACCCTGCGGACGGGGACACTAAACTGGTAATAATGTTTGATGAAACTGACTATGTTGCGGTTCTATCCCTTGACTCTCTACAAAGAGACGAGGACATTTCAGCACGACACAATGGATACCACGGGGATAGATACGAAAGATTGCGTTTAGACTTGTGGGACGGGTTTGCTGGCTAGGCAAAAAGTAAAAACTTACGAGGGTTGAGGGTGTGCTGTGACTACGATTGCTGCTGTTCAGGGTGAGAACTGGGCTGTCGTTGGTTATGACTCACGAGTAACTGAAGAAAACGAAAAGATTTACACACTTCCAAAAGATAATGGGAAGTTATTTAAGAACGGGGCATACCTCATTGGGGTAGCCGGCGACATGAGGGCTATCAACTTATTATCATTTGTGTTCAAGCCGCCTGCAATAACACCAACAACTTATGGAGTTAAACTCGACAAGTTTATGACTGCCATTTTTATACCTGAACTGAAGAAATGCTTTGAGGACAACTCATACTCAAAAGATGGCGACCAAGATAGCCAAGTGATGGTTCTTATAAATGGAACTGTCTATGAGATTGGCAACGACTATTCGTGGGCACGGGACGAGAGTGGGGTTTATGCCATTGGCTCTGGGAGTGCCTACGCTCTGGGTGCTTTGCTGGGAACTCTAGAAACAAGAAAGAGAACTCTGACAACTGCCAAGACGCTGATAAGACAAGCATTGACTATCTCTGCCAAACTTGACCCTAACACAAGTGCGCCTATCTGTATAAATGTGCAGCATTTTTAATCATGCGTTAAGGCAAACTACAAACAACTTCTGCGCTGTGAGGACCGGCGTGCCGCAGATTTTTACTTTTTGCTGATGCAGTGCTGCCGCTGCTGGTGACCTTCTGGAATTGTTGGTAGTCGTTAATACCTGGTTGAACAACCTATGAAACGATTTGCGGTAATGCTTGTAAAAACAATTTGCGTCAATACTTGACTTACCTTTGATAAAATGCTATCCTTCAGTTATTCGGTAGGGGGAAGTCGCTGGTCACCTGAACGCCTATAACTTGCAAGGGGCGGAAACAATACGACTCCCTACCGAACCTAATTTGACTTTACTTTGGTAAAGTGTTATGCTTACGACAACAACTTACAGGGGGTAAGTAAATGTCAGACATGATTCTAAAGCACCTAGCACTTTATGCGAGTGGCAAGGTTGTTCCTATCTGCGGTGAGTGCGAGAAAGCACTTACACCTGATGACCTTGGGTATGGACACGATTGCGAGGTAGCGTAATGAACACTATCTCAATGACCTATCACTTACGAGGTAACTTTTATCCACCACTACCACTTGATTATGCCGAACCTGCTATCAAGGCTTGGGAACTTTATCAAGACGAAGATTACAATGCGGTAGTCGTATTACCTGCCGACATAGTGCCTCACCCTGCTACTGCCGTAAAGACAGATGCTGGTTGGGAAATAACTGCTAGCGAACTTGTAAGAATACTTAGATTGGATAGGTAATGAACACACTAACAGAAGTATTTGATACTTTGGTAAAGGAAAGAGTTAGCGAGGCTAAGGCTATTGCCTTTGATACTTGCCACAAGATTTACCTGCTTATGGACAATGAACAGGTAGAACTAATGAGAACTTATGGCTACGACCCACTTATTACTAAAGAAGATGCCACACCTGATGTAATGCTTGCGACACTACAAGAGTGGTATGAAGACTCCTGCGGACTTAGGTTTATCGATGCGGTTAGCACTAATCACGAAAACCCCAACGCTGGATTCGAAACCTTAATTGGTCAAGGAGATTTTGACGAAGACGACTAACAAACAATTAGAAATGCCCCGCCTAGTGCGGGGTATTTTTATTTAATTTGCAGTGGGACGCTGTCGCAAAAAGTAAAAACCTGCAATAGCGCCCAGTGCATTTGCACACTACAAACAATTTGAGAAGTCTAAAATCCCAGAAACCTTGACCCAAATGATGTGAAGACAAAACGGACATTTTGCCTGTGAGATAGGACACACCTCGTTGATGTGCGGGGGTTTGCTTTGGCAACTACAAACAACTTGATCAAATCGAGGGCCCGGTGGTGCATTAGCAAAAAGTAAAAACTCTCCTTCAGATCCGCTGCAAGTAAAAACAACTTAGGTTGTTTGCTGAAGGGACTTGACAAATGTCAGGAAGGTTTGATAGTATGTGGATACCGAAGAAAGGGGAAAGTATGTATTACTTACAGGTATTCCTAAAAGGATACTGGAAGGCTTTTACAAGTTTTTACAAGATTGTTGGCATAGTTGTTTTAGGTGCTATTGCTATCTACGCTATGTCGCAGTCTGCGGGTCTTTCCGTCCTAGTGTGTGTTGCGATTGGCTGGTATCTACACAAGCACTACGACCTAAAGATAAAAAAGCGTCCTAAGAAAAGAAACAAGAAGAAGCCTTAATTTGACAAATGTCAGGAAGGTCTGATAAACTCTCCATAGAAAGGGGAAATACAAATGAACACTTCTCCACAAGATGAAGCACTAGAACTATTAGAAACAAAAATGGCACCACGCTCTTATACGATTGACTATCCACGAGAGTTATGGTCTGAGTTATTGCCCGGCCTATGGCAAGGCGGAACTGATGATGATGACATTTACGACCAACTAGCAAAGCCAGCAATTACCAAGAAAAGTTTTGACTTTGTAATTACAGCCTACGCTTGGGCTAATCCTGTTGATTGGTTTGTCAAGGAAATCCGTTTCGGATTTTATGACAGCGACATGGCAGACTTTGACCCAAATGATTTACAAGGAATTGTTCGTATGGCTCACGCAGAGTGGAAGCGAGGACAGCGTGTCCTTATTCGTTGCCAAGCAGGTATGAACAGAAGCGGTCTAATTATGGCTCTAGTCCTTATTCGTGAGGGCTACACGGCACAAGAAGCGATTGACCTGATACGGGCTAAGAGAAGCAAGCACGCCTTGTTCAATGGTCGCTTTGAGAAATGGCTGAGTGAAGTTGATGTTTCGGCGTGGAGAAACTAAGACACGCCGAAAGTCAGGAAGGTTTGACAAAAGGTCAGGAAGGCTGTAATCTTAGGGTATTGACTAGGAAAGTCAATAGAAAAGGGAGAAAGACAAAATGATTAGAACAGAAGCGAAATACAAAAGACGCAGACTCGCAGTAGTCGTTGTCTTTATCGCACTTATTGTTTGGGCTCTTGACGCTACTACACCTGAGATGTGTAAAGTGCCGACAGAACAAATGAACCAATTTTGTTTAGACCTGTTGTATCCATAATAACTAAAGGGGGTAGTAATAATGTCAGGTTGGAGAACTAAAAAAGCAAATGCTTTAGCAAAAAGAGAAGCCTCTTTTATCAAAAGCAGAGAAAGACTTAGCACACCTCGTGCGGAGTTTCTACTAAAGTTTGCTTTTATGAGTGATGAGCAGTTTGAGAAATGGTCTGAACTAAAGACAAGTGCCGAATCAAGAGCCTTTATGGAAGCACTACCAATGCCTCAAATAAAAACAAATGAAGTGTTTATCAAACTAGACAAAGAAGAAAGATAGGGAAAAAGTAAATGAAGAAATGTATAAACGCTACTTGCGAAAACACACAGTTAGTTTATTCAGGCGTAGATGCGTTCTTGCTTGGAGTTGAAACAGAGAAGTGGTGCTACACCTGCGCCAATGCGATTGCTTTATCTAACAGGAAGGAAGAATCAAATGTTGCTTGATAATGGAACAATGTTCGCAATAATTATTGCGCTTGCGGGTTCGTGCTTTGTTATGGTTGTTGGTATCAGAGCGCAGGGTAAGTTGATACGGGAGAACAACAGACTTCGCAAAGAACTAACTGAACTTCACTACGACAAAGTGAGAGGAGGAATCTAATGGAAGATTTTGTAGGAGTAATAGACCCCACCGATTGCGGTCTTGCTTGTCAGTTTGAGTGGCTAGAAGTATCATCAAACTTCTTCAGCGTTGCGGTTTACACACCTGCCCTAATTGTTGGTGTGTTGGCTTACTTTATTTACAAAGCAATTAGAACAAAGAAAGCCAAACGAAAGGCGTAAGAAGAAGTGGCAAAAAGTAAAAGCATAGAAACTGATGCTGCAAAGTTATACAACTCTGGTCTTGCCATAGATGATGTGGCTGAAGAACTTGGTGTCTGTTATAGGACAGCAAGGAAGGCACTCCGTAATAGTGGAGTTGCTTTGAGAGACCCTTCAGCCCGTCTTAGAGGTAGAACTAGCCCTAAAAGAAAGAAGGCAGGAAATGAATAATCTCAATGTAGTTTGGTCTGCGGTAGTTGCCAGCGTGGCGTCTGCGCTCGCCGTTGTTTTGGCTATTTGGGGAGACTCAGATGTGTCCATAGCCTTCGGCGCTGTGGCGATTGCTTCGGCTGTTCTGTCTATAAGGGAAAAGCCTTAGGACTTGATTTCTTGTCAATAGTATGACATAATGAAGTTGGACTAGAGGCTCTCTGACACAAACCTTCCCCCCGTCAGAGGGTCTCTATTCTTTTGGCGTGTCGCTTGACAATGGTCTTGAACTATTGTATTGTTGTCTATGAAAGGGGAAGAAAATGACAAAAACCAAGAAAAAACAAATCATTTACATAGCCTGTTGGAAGTGCGGTAGCCAGTTTTCCCTGTATGAAACCGACTACAACCACGGGGCTTGTTGCGGAAAGTGCCTGTAAAAGGCTACCTTCCTGACTTTCCTGTGATAGAGTATTACCTATGAACGACATACGACCTAACGACAAACTTAGGAAAGGTAAGTAATACCTGTCTCCCCAATGAGGGTGGCTCGGTTGGCTTAGTCAGCAACCCAACTGCGGTTTAGATAACGCAGAGTCCATGTCCCCAAACAAAGGAAAATCAATGCAGAAAACTAAGAGCAGAGTTGTCGAACAAATCTTGAGCGTATTGCTTTCGGTTGGAGTTATTTCGACTTTCTCTACCTATGTTCAAGCGTCCAACGCAGACGAACAAAAAGTAAAAACTGTTGTCGAAGTGCAGCAAGCAGAAAAAGAAAAGAAAACTTACGAACAACTTATCGAGGCTGAAATCACCGCCCATAAGGAAAAAATCAAGGCTCTACAACTCCAAAGGTTTGCTGACCAGCGAACCACCTTCACGGACGAAGAACTCGCTCAACTGCTCTATGCCGTTGGGTTTGAGGGCAAAGCCCTAAAGGTCGCTTGGGCTGTTGTGAAGAAGGAGTCTAATGGTCGCCCTATTGCCTTCAATGGCAATACAAGAACAGGCGACTCTTCATACGGAATCTTCCAGATTAATATGATTGGCGGACTAGGAGTAGACCGCCGAGAGAAGTTTGACCTCAAATCAAATGCGGAACTATTCAACCCAGTAGTCAATGCTGAGATTGCTTATCACATGAGTAATGGTGGCGAAAAATGGGAGGCTTGGAAAGTTGGTAGCGGGTATAATGGTGTAGACCAAGAACGCTATGAATCTTGGCTCAGCAAGTTTCCCGAAGGAGTAACCCCTTGATAGAGAACGCCCAAGAACCTGAAGTCTTAGAGCCAACACCCGTGCTTGCTAGTGCGGAAGTTGTCTCTACATACGCTCCTGTAGCGCAACCAGAACCTATGTTTATAGAGCCAGAGGCTCCAGAAGCAGAAGTTGTTGAAGAAATTGTTGCTGCGGCTGAGCCAGTCGAAGAACCAAAAAGTAAAAATGATGCACCAGTGCAGTCGAAACTTGCTGCATCTAAAAAAGTTGTTTCGTTGTCGAACCTTATTTTCGAGTCGAAATCCAGAAACTCTGCATCAGTTGGTTTGGTGCAATTTCGTCTTGTCGAACTCGGCTTTTTCGATGCGGGTAGTGACAAGTATGGTTGGCTAAGTGCAGGGACTATGAAGTCTCTCGCTCAGTTTGCCAAGACTTCGGTGGAAAAGGTCAATACTCAGGACGAGAAACTAATCTCTCGTTTGTTCGAAGGGACTTCAGTCGAAGTCGTTAGTTAATTATTAACAAAATCAACGCTCTGCTCGTCACATAAAATTGACTTGCAGGGCGTTGCTTTTTACTTTTTGCGTCCTTGTGTGGAGTTTGGAAGGACGGCATAAGGCGTCAAAAAAGAAACCCCCTAGCAAAAACTAGGGGGCTTTCTTTATTACGGAGTTAGGCTTTTCTGTTCTTATCCAAGATTGGCGTGTAGGCAGAAGATTTCCCTAGTGTAGTTGTGCGGTATCCATAACGAACCAAGCGGAAAGCAAGTGCCGAAGTAGTTACCCCTAATAACTTTGCCATACGATAGAGAGTAACTTTCTGCTCATTGTGTGCTTGATTGAGTAAGTAAGTGTATTCCTCAGCCTCAGCACGATAGCGAGGACTATTCGCCCTAACTTTCTGCGCATAGGGTTGAAGTTGTTTCAGCCTCTCCAACAATTCAGGCGTAGGCATTACATAACGAGATTGCCCTACCTTCGGTGCGTGCTTTGGAACCTGCGGAACAAGTAGTGTTGGCGGAACGCCTGTGCTAGTGTGAGAGTTTAGAATTACTCTAATCATCTGCGGAGATAACTTAGACGCTCTCGCTACGGACGCTTGTGTCCAGCCAGCACCTACCAACGCCACTACATAATCGTTTCTCATTTTTCTATCTAGTGGGCTTGTCAGCATAGAGAAAGCCACAGCCACATTTTCAGGTAGTTGTAGTTTTGCTATTTTGTTTTGCCCTGCTCTGCGGTAGAAAGTTGGTCTATCTTTTCTAATCGCATAGCGTGCCCCGTGAGCCTTTTCTAGTTGGCCGGGGTTAGTGCGGAAGTTGATTGCGGTTGTCATTTTGTCCTTTGTTTGAGTTAGTCAATACGCAGAAACTCACGAAGTTGTTTCGCGGTTTCTTCATTGAGTCCAAGTGTTTCGCCTTCTTCACCTGTGCCACCTGTGAAGATTACATCTCCACAAATAAAGTCAGTAAGTCCGAAATACTTTTCCCATAAGAAAGTTGCCATAGGGTTGATTGGCAACCCGTAAAGTTTTCCTTCTTCATTTACCCAGATTGTCAAGTCTGCGGTGAAGTCTATCGCTTGAACAAGTCCGCCTACGGCAGATTGAAGTTGCTCTAGTTGAGAACCTTCATCTGCTAGTTGGACTTCCTCTGCTTGTCCTTCAGCGTTTAGTTTGATAGCAAGCATTTTATTTCCTTTCTGTTTGATAAGTGTAAGGCTAGACCATACGGATAGCCTTGTCAAGTATTACTTTTTATTTAGTTTTTTTCTTAGTGGTGTTGCTACTACCCATAAGAAACTACCAAGCAATTCGCCTTGCTCTTTGTAAGAAACAATAGGCGCACTACGCTTTGGCTTGCGGTGTAGGCGTTTGTAAGTTCCTACTACTGCGCTATCAGGTAGTCCTCGCATTTTCTTTCCTTTCCCTTGTCTTAGTGATAATACTATGGCATAGCCTTACGCTTGTCAAGTCTTTAGGGTGTGTTTCCTATCACATCTTTGCGGGTTTCTCCAAGTAAAACTTTCCCCACTACCAACAATTCCCCTAAGTCTGGCGGCCGGCGTAAGTTTTTTACTTTTTGGCTAGGGAGTGGCAAAAGAAAAACCCCCCTTGCGGGGGGCTTGTCTGTAAGTTTTAGTTGGTTGCCCAGAAGTTTTCTGAGGCGTAGTTCTCAGTCTTGAACGCCTTACGCTTTGGCTTGCTAGCCTTACGGGCTTCCAAGACCCACATAATGATGAGAGGTGTGTTTAGAAGTAGTGCGCCTGCGATAATCTGAAGTAGTGCTGTTGTCATTTTATTTCCCCTTGTCTGTAAGCACTCTCTGTGCTTATGAGATAAGACTATGATACTGTTCCACGCTTGTCAAGCCCTAAAAGGCAGATGACTGGTCATACTTTTGGCAACAAAAAAGCCCCCTTGCGGGGGCTTCCTTGCCTAGTTTATTAGACTAGAGATAGGGCTGGCTTTGGGTGGTTGAGGACAATAGCCAAGATTTCCTCAGCGTTTAGCATACGGGCTTCTTTGCCGTAGCCTTCTTCCATAACAATTACCTCGGAGATTGGTGCGGTGGTGTTGAGTAGCAATTCTCTAACCTGTGCGGTGGTATCTACTACGAAGTTGTAGTGGTGTCCCTCTGTTGTAATGCTTACTCCGTGTTGTGTCATTTGTTTCCCTTTCTTTCTTGTAGTCCCCTTGACTACATAGATAACACTAGAACACGCCTAGACTATTGTCAAGTAAGTAGCCTAATGTTTCTCGTGTTTTGTATCACACCTTTAGACAAGAGCCTAGCCCCCTTGTTATCTAATCGTTATCAAAAGCCTTGACACTTAGCCCCCTTATGTCTAAGACACTAGCCAAGTTGTTTGTAAGTTAGTCAGCCGGAGAGATGACCAAGTGATAACACTAGACACTAAAGAAAGTTTAGAAAATAAAATAAATAATAATTGTTTGTATGTTTGTTAGAAGTATGAACACCTCAATAAGAGTCTTATAGCCCAAATAAATAAAATAAAAAATAAATAAAGACCACCTAAGGCACGAAACCAGCGAAAAAAATAAAAAGTTGTTTGTAATTTATTTTTGTCCGGAAACGATTTAGAAAAGTGCTAATACTATGCAGAGCCTTGTCACAGGCCAAAACCAAAATATGGAAAGGTTCATATATTCGTCTTTGTCGTCCAATGATTTTGCTGCTTTAGTCTTGTACGGCATCTAAAAAACCCTGTAGGATAGGGGTATGAAGAAAAAGACAAGACTCCCAGACGATGAGGTGAGATTTTTGTCTAGTCTTCCAGATGAAATGCTCTCCCCACGCCTTCGTGCCCTTTGGGAGGCTGGCTGGTCATTGGCTGTGATTGCTAACTCGCTCAAACCTGCTCGCCCTAAGTCAACAGTTCACTTTTGGGTCAAGAATGCCAAATCAGAAGAGCAGAGAAGGCCAGTACCGCCTACCCCACCTAAGTCTTTAACCTCCACCGCCCCACTAAATAATGCCCCGCGTATGAGGTCTATCTCTCCAAGCGTTCCTCCAGAGTTGAGACCTCAACTCAAGCAACTTGCTGACCTCTCAAAGAGGTATAGAGCAAAGACACCTGACAATAGCCCCCTTGCGATAGCCAACAAAGAACTCACAGCGATTGCAAAAGAACTTAGAGATCGTGGCGTACCTGCTGCCGACATCGCTGAAGCCGCTGGAGTTACTTACAGAGCAATGGCAAGGCGACTAAGCAATGTCTAGAACCTACAAAAACACATCTGGCACATACTCTGAAGAAGAACTTGTTGTAGCAGTCTGGTTCAACCCTAAAAAACTAAAATCCAGACCCAATGCCAGACGCTTAGAGACACTTACCTCTGAAAAATCACATTACCCTATTGCTTTTCCATTAGCAACACTTCAGGAAACAGAGTCTTGGATGTATTGCCCTGTTGCTAAACAGCCTAGCGACTTAGAAACCTTTCTAACACCAGAGAAAGCAACTAGAGAGAAGCCTCTACTAGTTCCACTGACTCTTGCTAAGTCTTACCTTGGCTGGCTTGAGTTCCACATACCATCTGAATACACGGAGACTAAGTGAGAGTACAAGCAGATGTATTTCCATCAGTAGTTGTTTTGGCAGAGCCGAACTCTTTAGAGGATTTGAGAGAGTTGATGCCCAAAGGTGCTGCCCCAAAAGGAACCAGAAGGCTTGATAGGTGTCGTGTCGTGGTTTTCAACAATAAGTTGCTTATCGCTGTAGACTCTCCGTCAGGACCTAATCTAGTGTTCCAAGAAAATATTACTTTTTATGAAAAATACGAAAAGGTACATCGAGTGATTACCGAAACAGGAAAACTTATAGCCTTCAAGAAGGATGATAACTGTGGATGCGGCTCACGCTTGCGTTCTTGGAGCCCTTATGGAAGCACTTTGATGGCTCAGGGGGATAATTGATTACAGACTTCTTCCAGTTAGCAATTGCTGGACTAGCGACCTACAGAATATCTAGGTTGATAGTTAGAGACGAGATTTTTGACAGACCCCGTAACTGGATATGGGAAAAGTTCCCTCCAGAGAGCAATAAGTTTGGGTATTTCTTTACTTGTATGTGGTGTACTAGTGTTTGGGTCGCATCATTACTTGTAATATCCCGTATCATTATTCCAGAGGCCACGCAAGTAGTTGAGACAGTCTTAGCACTTTCTGCTATTGCTGGCTTGTTATCCGCACACGAGGATAGGTAGTCCTAGTGTTCCGTAACGAAGACGAGGAGTAAATCTGTGGGCGTATTCAAACGCGAAGAACCATCCAGTGAGCCTGTTCGTCCTGCGGTTCCTAAGAAAGCATCCTCGCCTAAAAAGGGTAAATCAAAATCTACTACTCGCTCTACACAATTAGTTGCTCGTCGCAGTTCTTCTAAAGTATCTGGCCCCGCTTCAGTATTTTTATCATCACCTATGTCTTCTGTTGCTTATTCAACTCCACGTTCCTTAACTGCCGCCGCAGTTCAAATTAAAATTAATGACAAAGGCGAGTTTGAACAATTCAGACAACGTCGCGCTGCTGGTTCATCAGCATGGCAATCAGAAGCATGGGAATACTACGACGCAATTGGTGAAGTGAAGTATGCCTTCAACCTTGTTGCATCAGTTGTTTCACGAATTAGAATTTACGCAGCAGTTGTAGAGAACGCATCCGAGGCTCCAACATCTGTACGCAATGCAAGAATTATTGATCCACGTCTTGCTGCTGCCGCAGAACGAGCACTTGCTCGTTTAGATTCTGCATACGGCGGACAAGCAGGTCTTCTCAAAGATGCAGCACTCAATCTTTCAGTTGCTGGCGAATGTTATTTAGTTCAGATGCCAGAGAGAAAGGGATCAGGCGTTCCTGAATCTTGGGACATTCGTTCCGTTGATGAAATTATGGCAGATGCTCGTGGCGGATATAACGTTATTGGTCGTCGTGAGCAAAGCACTGGTGGCACACTAGGAGTTAATCGTCTTGCTAATGGTGCATTCGTAGGACGCATCTGGCGTTCACACCCACGCTATTCAGATGAAGCAGATTCATCACTACGCGGTCTTCTAGACCTTTGCGCAGAACTTCTTTTGCTCAACAGAACATTCCGTGCAACAGCACGCTCTCGCCTAAACGCTGGCGCTCTTTACTTACCAGATGGTTTATCAGTTGCTGCACAAGGCGACCCTGATTATCCATATGATGAGGCAGACAGTGAATTAAATCCTGGCTTTACAGCAGAAGAAGCAGAAGATGAGTTTGAAGAACAACTAATCGATGCGATGACGACTCCGATTCGTGATGAAGAGTCAGCATCAGCAGTTGTTCCACTTATCATTCGTGGCCCAGCCGAACTTGGCGATGCCATTAAACAATTCAAGTTTGAGCGTTCGTTCGACCCTGCGTTGGCTCAACGTGCAGACCGTGTTCTTGAACGTATCCTTCAAGGTTTAGATGTTCCAAAGGATGTAGTCACTGGTCTTGCCAATGTAAAATATTCGAACGCTCTACAAATTGACGAAGCACTCTACAAGGCACACATTGAACCATTGATGTTGCTCATTGCGGATGCTTTGACTATCGTCTATCTACGCCCATACCTTGTTGCTCAAGGTTTTAGCGCAACTGAAGTTGACAGAATTGTTGTTTGGTATGACCCAAGCGCAGTCTCAACTCGCAATGACAGAGCGATGGATGCTGACTCTGGATTTGATAGAGGAATTATCTCTGGAGAAACATGGCGTCGCGCTCACGGCTTCTCAACAGCCGATACACCTACAGCAGAAGAAGTTGGAATCAGAATGCTCTTTGAAAAGGGAGCAATCACACCTGAACTTACTGAAGCAATGCTTGGTGCACTAAGTCCTGAACTTATGATGAAGGTAAGAGAGGCTCAACAGGGCGCATCTGTTGCTCCACTACCTGAAAGTGTTGAACAACTTCTACAACAAGCAACTTCTGCAACTCCTGCGGAGGGTGGTGAACCAAATGTCGAAGACGATCAGCCAGACACCAGCACCGAAGTCTGACCGAATCAAAGGTTCCTCAAAAAATAAAAAAGATTCTGCTAAAGGAACTAAAGCAGCACGCAAAGTAAAATTTTCAGCAGCAACTGAAGCATCTTTGAAAGAAAAAGTCTCTAAGCACAATGAAAAAGCACCTTCTGGACGCAAAGCGTCTCTAGGAATGCTCAAAGCGGTGTATCGCCGTGGCGCAGGAGCATTTAGTGTCTCGCATCGCCCTGGAATGAATCGCAACCAGTGGGCAATGGGTCGCGTCAATGCTTTTCTAAAACTTCTCAAGTCTGGAAAGCCTACTAACTCTGCTTACACCACTGACAATGACCTTTTACCTTCTGGACATCCTCGTTCTACTAAAAAATCTAATTCAATTACGGCAGCAGGTCTTGTTCCAGAAGAACAAGAGTTAGCAGCAGCACTTGTTGAGATTGCTACCAAGTATGGAAAGTTTAATGAAGATGAAACTGGCATTTGGGCTGGTTACACATCTGCGGCAGAGAACAAAGACCAAGAAATTGGCGTTCATTGCGGTAACTGTGTTCTTTATGCTGGCGGAGACCAATGCCAAATCATTTCTTTACCTGTAGAACCAATGGGAGTATGTCGTTTCGCTGTTCTTCCTGATGGTGTAATCAAAAAAGAAGAAAAGCCATCTATGAAAGATGTTGAAGAGTTTGGGTATGAGCAAGAACTTAATGTTGAACTAAAAAATAAAGAAGATTACCTATATCCAGAAGACGCTATTCTTGCTATGGCAGAGTATTCAGGTTATGGATACGAAGCAGAAGAAGCAATTAGAGCAAGTTGGCTTCGCGGCGTAAGAAATGGCGATGACCCTTTTGTTCGTGCTTCGCTTTTAGCATCTTTGGGTCATGCAAGTCTTGATGGAGATTTATTACCAGAGTTTGAGGAAGGTACACAAGAGTGAGCAGAATTCGCAGACTAAGTCACGCTATTTCAGAAGAGGGACGTCGCTCTCATGCGATGAACCAGGCTCTTCGTATCCGTGAGTCAGCACTTTCTGTAGTTGAACAAGCAAATAGCAACGCTAATGCTTCTCGCCGTATCACAAAGAAGGCAGCATTTACTGTTGTTCTTCGCTCACTACAAGCAACACGTCATCTTCCATTCTCACTTCGTGAGCATATGGCTTTGAAGGAACTTACTCAATACATCAACCTTGCTCAGAACAATAAAACTAACTCTCTTACTCTTTCTCACACAGATTTACTTCCAATTTCTCACCCACGCTCTACTCGTGACCATTCACTAACAGCATCTGCTCTAGAGTCATCTCGTGCTCGCTGGTTTGTTGATGACCCACGAATTACAGATGAACGTGCACGAGTAATTCTTGCGTCAGCACTTACTTCAGAGTTTGGTTCCGTAGAACACACTTACTACAACTCAGTTCTTTCTGGTCTACCTCAAGGAAGCCTTCCAGCAGAGACTCTACTTGCTGCTATGGGAGATGGAAACTCTCCAATTGCTCGTTCTCTT